GTATTATCAAGCAATGCAAAATACCCTACTGCGGTGTTGTCAGATGCGGTATTAGTCTGAAGAGCAGACCGACCTACAGCTGTATTTTTTGTCCCTGTAATGTTGGTAAGTAATGTAGCATAACCAATAGCAGTGTTATCATTTGCTGTAGTGTTGTTAGATAAAGCCAATGCACCTAAAGCTACATTTGATGCACCAGTCGTATTATCAAACAATGCCTGATAACCAACTGTTGTGTTGTATGATGCAGTGGTGTTGGATTGTAGGGCTTGAGAGCCTAACCCAATATTATATGAGCCCGTAGTGTTATAATATAAAGCATTATAACCAAGTGCAATGTTGTGGGTGCCAGTAGAGTTTGTATAAGCAGCTGTTCCACCAACAGCAGTATTATAATTTGCTATACTATTTTGTAATGCACGATTACCAACAGCGGTATTACTACCAGTAGTTTCATTTTGATATAAGGCATAATTACCAACAGCTACATTAGAAGTACCTGTTGTATTACTATACAATGACTGATACCCAACTGCTGTGTTGTTATTTGCAGTGGTGTTTGATGTTAAAGCTCCTTGTCCAAAAGCAGTATTTTGTGAACCTGTTGTATTAGCAGTTAAAGATAACATACCTCCTGCGGTATTATAAATACCTGTAGTATTTGCTTCTAATGATTCTCTACCTAACGCTGTATTATGGAAGCCTGTTGTATTAGCAGTAAGTGCTAAATATCCAAGTGCTGTTATAGAACTTCCTGTTGTATTAGCATAAGCAGCTTGATAACCAACTGCGGTGTTATTAGATGCAGTGGTGTTGTTTGCTAGTGCAGCATTTCCTAATGCTGTGTTACTTCCACCAGTAGTATTATAGTATAATGACTGATACCCAACTGCGGTGTTGTTAGATGCAGTGGTGTTGGAAATTAAAGCGAAATTTCCTAATGCTATGTTGCTTGCACCAGTGGTATTGTTTAATAATGCTTGGTAACCTATAGCACTATTGTGAGATGCTGTAGTGTTTAATTTTAATGCTTCACGACCAATAGCTACATTAAATAAGCCACTCGTCATTGTAGTAGCACTTAAATAACCAACAGCAGTATTTGAACCACCACTCAAACTTCCACTTGCTAAAGCACTCGTGCCTAACGCTGTGTTAGTAGCTACTGCATTAGCACCTTTACCTACAGTGAGTCCGTTGACTGCGATGTCTGATGAAGCACTGAATGTGCCTCCGAAAGTAAGGTTTCCTGTAACAGCAAGGCCGCTTGTGGTTATATTAGCAATCGCACTGCCGTCAGCTTGTAGTTCTATTTCACCACTTGCATCTGCGATTGTCTCGAGTCCACCGACTCCTGTTGTTAGTGCATTAAGTATTATTGCCATATTTGATTACCAAGGTAAAGGTTTTTCTTGAGGTTCTGGTCTTGCCTTAATACTAATTTCATATTCCATTAGCTTATTAATACTATCCATGTTAATGCTTGTTTCTATCCAGTTAACTACCTGGTTTTTAGTCAGTTGATTGTAAGGTGTGTAGTTATTTGGGTCTACTGTATAAAATGGGATTCTTCGTTCAATTGTATGTGATACACCATCTTCGTTAGTACCTGTATATTCAAAGTCAACATTACAAACAATATCTGTTAATCCTTCATAACTTGGTGTTACTTCAATTTTTAATATGTTCCATGTATAAGTAATTGCCATGTTTTATCCTTTAGCTTTTCATAATAAATGCAAGTGCATAGTATGGAGGTAAGTTAGCGTTTGTGCCACTAGAACCTGTTGAGTTAATTGTTAATGAGTGGCTGTGTCCACCTGCTAATCCTGATGTTTGGTCATCATCTCGACCTGATGCAGACTGGTCAGTTGATTTAAGTCGTGTTGCCATAATCTCAATAGATTCATCAACCCAATGCCAGAACCCGAAGACCTCGTGTTGGTGGTCACCAACTGCCGCTGCTGAACCTGTGTGGGTGTGAGATACAACAATAGCATCTTTGCTACCGCCTGTCGCATTTACTGCATAGAGGTTACCTGCTCCAATTACCATTCTATCTTTTAAATTAGGTGTACCGTTGTTACCATCACATAAATACCAACCACTTGGTATAGAAGCTATAGAGCCAGACCACATAATAATACCACCACTAGGAAAACCGCTTCCCCATATTGGAGTTACTCCACTGCCTTGTGATACTAACACTTGCCCTGATGTGCCTGATGCTCCATCAAGTTGTAAATTACCTGTGACATTTAAAGTACCTGATGCAGAAGTTGTACCTGATAACACTGTTGTTCCAGAAGCAGTCACGTTGCCTGATGTACTAATAACAGTTGTGCCCCCTACAGTTCCGCCGGACACGGATATAGCCGTAGCGTTTTGTGTAGCCATTGTTCCTAGACCTAGATTAGTTCTAGCTGCACTGTTTGATGTAGCTCCTGTTCCTCCTGAACCAAGTGGTAGTGGTGAAGCAAGAGTTAATGAAGAAAGATGTGTAATAGCATCAACCACATTTGTACTATCATTATATAAGTACATGGTTTTACCAGCTGGAACTACAATTCCTGTGCCAGATGAATTTTTAACAGTACAAGCGTCTGCTAGACCATTATTGATAATGTAGACTTTTTCAATTGCAGGAACTATTAAATTTCTAGCCCCACCTGATGTACCTGTTAAATTAAGTCTTAGATTTCTTGCTGATTGAGTTGTGTTGGTATCAGTAAGAGTTAAAGTAATATCCGCACTAGAAAAGCTAATATCTACTGAACCTGTAATTGCCTCTTCAATCGCTGTACCTAAGTTAGTGTTAGTCGTAGTACCCCAAGTACCAGACTGCTCACCTGTACCAATCAGTTCTATTTTTAAATTTGAATACGTTGAAGCCATAGCTTATCCTTTAATTTATGTTATTTTAACTCGATTGTCCTTGCATTGGAATACTTGTTACATGAATAGCTGTGTGACGTTTTTCTTCCCAATCTTCACCACAATCATTACAAGTTCCTGACTCATATTCTTCTGCATCAACGGTCATACCACAATGAGAACATTCTAGTTCTACTTCATAAGTACATTCTATTTGACCATCTTCTTTTTTCTTTGCATCTATTTTTATCATGCTGCTATCTCCGTCCAGTTAGGTGACTGTGCATCATTAACATCTACCCAACCATTAGTTTGTGAATCATTTATATCTACCCAATTTGGAGTTTGATTATCATCTATTTCACTCCATACCAATACATCGTTTGTAAAGCCTGTTGCAAAGACACCAAATACTAATACGTCGGCGTTGGCTGTAACTATAACTGTACCAAGTTGCGTAGTGCCTTCTACACCGGTAACATTAACAACTGCTTTAGCCTGTACCTCAACTTCACCTAGTTGTGTGGTACCTACTACACCAACAACATTAACAACTGCTTTAGCTACTGTTTGAACCACACCTAATTGTGTAGTACCAAATACTCCTGTAACTAGAACATTAGCATCAGCTTCTACAGTTTCGTTGCCTAACTGTGTTGTAGCTTGTAACCCTGTAACACTAATGTTGTTATTTGTAATTAAGCTAATATCGCCTAATTGAGTTGTGCCTTCAACTCCAATAACATCTACATCAGCTCCAGCTTCTACTGTCGCTGTACCTAGTTGAGTTGTGCCCTCAACTCCTGTTACGTTAACAACGGCTTTAGCTTCTATGTCTACAGTGCCTGTTTCGCCTGTAGCTTCGTTGCCTGTTACGTTAACATCTGCTTTTGCTTCAACAGTTGCAGTGCCTAACTGTGTGGTGCCTAAAACACCTGTTACATCTACATTGACACCTGCGCCTTCTATAATAGTAACAGTGCCAACAAACGTAGTGGCTGTTACCCCTAGTGCATTAACAACAGCTTTCGCTATTACATTTGCGGTGCCTAACTGTGTAGTAGCTTGTACACCACTAACCGCAACCTCAACCGAACTACCGCCTAGTGAGGAAAACGGCGCACTAGAAAAAGGACTTTCAGCAAACATTTAGAGCACCAACCATCTTGACCCTGTTGGTATGTTCACAGTCACTCCGCTTGCGACAGTAACTGGCCCAGTGCTCGTTGCATTATACCCAGAAGGTATACTGTAGTTTGTATTTACTGTTTTATTGTTAACAAATAATCCGTTAGAAGCTTCTAGTTCTTGTCCAGCAATTGTGCCAGCAACAGTTACATCACCATTGGCGTCTTGATTAACTGATTTTCCTGCAGGGTAGACGACAAAGACATCTTTAGCTCCTGCACTAAAATTAACTAGGCTTCCTGAGTTAGAAGAAGATAATACAGTGTCTCTAGATAAAGTTGTACCTGAGGCTGTATAAGTCCCTATACCGACTTCCCACTCATCACCACTGGTTAAGGATATTGAGTAATATGTAGTATTACCATCACCGATTGCTGCAAAGCTTTGAAAGTCCGTAACTGCGCCTGCAAGCGTAAGGGTACCTGTCCCCGTAGTGGTTGTCGTTTCTTTTACTCTGTCTTTTAGAACAAGAGCCATCCTAGCCTCCTAATTAGGCTATGCGAATAATAGCGTTAGATGAATCAGCTGTTGGGAATACAACTGTAAAGTCCCCGTTAGTTGATGTTTTATCTCCACCGAATGCTAATACTGCTACAGCTTTATCTGATTGAGTATCATTATAAATCAACGCGCCGTTTGCAGTGATTGTTGCAGATGACCATGTTGTGTCTGCAAAGTCTAACCATGCTGTAGTTGAAGTTGAGGTTGGTGTTTGTGACACAGTTAGCGTATTACCGCCTGCTGAGTAGCCTGTACCTGAAACTTCGTTAGTCGCTGAATATGCTGTGGTTGTCGCATCTAATGTTGCCGATGATGTATACAACGCAATTTTAAATGTATCCGCATTAGTACTTCCGCGAGTAACAGTTGTACCAAAAGCATGGATACCATTCAGCAAATCTACCTTAAAGCTCGTTGCCATAGCTTGTGATATTGCCATATTAATTCTCCAAAATTTTAATTAAATCTGAATGTCCTGCTTCTCGCAATCTATTCGCCAATGTAGTGCGGTCGGATTGTACCGCTTGTTTTAAGTAGAACACTAGAGTGTGTCTAATGCTTTCCTTAAATGCTTCTGCTTGGTCACGTATTAATGGGTTAGCATCTTTACTGACATACATAATTTTAGCTAACGCTCTATCTGCAATTTCTTCTGGGGTAAAACCACGTCCTTCCGTCGTTAAAACTGCTACGTCACCTTCTAATATATTTCCTTGATTATCAATCATTGTACTTCATACCTTGCTTGCCCACTTCGGTAGGCATCTCGTCTATCTTTACCATCACCTAGTTGTTTCAACATAGATAAGGCCTCTGTATAACGCTGTGTGTAATTTGCTATTACATCGGGTTCTGCTTTTAGATATGTAGCTGCTTCCAACAGACTTCCATAAAATAGAGCAGTATCAAAATTTTCACCCAACCAACTAGTGCCAGCAGTAACAATAGAGGTAGGATAATAAAAATAATGCAACTCAACAGTATAGTTCTGGTCAGGTGTAGGACCCAGAATAAAGGTGTTATCATCAAATATTGCATAGTATTCTGGCTTTCCATAAAATGCTGAATCCGTATCAGGGAATGACTCTCTAATAAAGTTAACATCTTTATTAATTAAATAAGTATATTCATTATTATCATCAATAACAGCTAAACTATAAGTAGATAACCAATCACTCGGAGTTGTTAAATATTTATTACCTGATGTTGTATTACCGACTTGATTACGGCGTACGTCAGGCAATTGAACTGTATTAAATATACGTTCTTCAGCTTGTTGTATAAATGTATTTATATCCGTTGTGTCGAACGAATTTTCACTATACGAGTTTATAGCTGCTACTAATTCTGCGTAAGTCATTCTTTATCCTTATGCCATTGGACCGCGTGCTTTTGTACCTTTTGTTGCTGCACCATTACCACGTGTCACTACACCTTCTGTCTTAACACCCTTTTCAGGGTAGCCAGCTACATTTGGTGTTGCAACCATCTCTGGTTGTTTGTATGTGTGGTTACAGCCTTTTCTATCTTTGTTCATATTATACTCCTAAGTTATTGTTACAGTAACCGTGCCAACCCCGCCGGTTGCTTCCAAATCATCTTCAATATCAGGTATTGCTAATCCGTTATTTAAACCAACAGGATTCCATCCATATTGATAGTTTCTTTGTGACTCTAAATTTGTATCAGGTCTAGGGTCACGTACTGCTTGAGGGTCATCCACTGGATACATACCCTGCATATTTTGTGGGTGGTCCGGTTCCCAACATTCTTTACAAACTTTAATTTCAGTGTCTGTAGTTTTTATAGTAAGCTTTTTTAAATCTTTTAGTTTAAACTGAAAACCACATCTATCACATTCTGCAATACTATGTTTACCAGACGTATACTTTCGTCCCATAGCGTTTCCTTATAAATATTGCCGACGGGGTGCAAGTCTTAAATCGGCTTTTTCTCTATCCTCTGTTGAAGCTAATAACCATTGTTCTTCATACTCATTTTTTAACATTTGAGTTCTCATTTCAGCGCCTGGTAACTTCATGCTTAAATAAAATGCTAAGCCTGCAACTAAACAAGGTAAGAATCTAAATGGAATATCTTGAGTAGTAACGCCGTTCCCTGCGTCCTCAATACGTTTTAGTCTC